GCCGTTTACCGGAAGCCTTTTCCTGTCTGGCCTGTGTCCGTAAGGCATTGGATTGGGCTATCGCACTTACAGCCTGTCCCACACCCGCTGCTATCGCTGCTGCCATCGCCATTATTTCACCCTCGCAAGTAAGTAACCGTCCGAACCGTCAGGAAAGTATTTCTCCATGAATCCTTCCAGTTTGAACCCGAGCATCTTTGCCCACCTCATGTCCACGCTATTATCTGACCGTACCGCCATCTCTACCCTCGCAAGATGCGTGTGTTTAAGATAGTCTAGTACGGCTGTATGTACCTTGTAAAAACCTATTCCCATATCACCGGTTATCAGCATCCACGCTATGCCCCTGTGAGGCTCTATTTCCCATACCCCGCCACACGCTACGCACATATCCCCATGCAGTAATCCCCATGAGGAATCAGAGTTTATCAGGTGATCCTGAAACTCGATATCCATATATGCTCTACCCCATTCCTGGTTCTGCTGCAGATTATGAATCACTTGCAGGTAGTCGTGTTTCTCTAAGTCAACGACCCGCCAAGCACTCTGTCCTCTACGTCCAGATGCGGTATTAACGCTTGTATCTGTACTGGAAATGGCCCATCTCCTTCAAAATAGATGACTGCATTCTCAACATGTCCAACAGGCCAGTCCATTTTGAGCCAACCTGTATACAACGGGGTCTGAGCGTTCAGATTCCCCCCGTATAAAAACGATTCTTCCACCAGCGTATCGGCTGTACCGCCTTCCACGCCATACTTGAACCCCAGCGTACTCCACAGCTTTACCGTAGGTTTCTGGAGCTTCTTGGTTTTGCCCTGAGATGCACCGGTCTGCGATCCACCCTCTACGGGAAACGACTCCCACATCCAGTCCGTAGGGAATCCAAGGCTTATATTCGCGCCCCACTGGGAATTATTCAGGGTTATAGCCCCGGAGGTCACTACTACCGTCCCATGGGAGTTGCCATCCACATAGGCTTCCAAGGTTTCACCCTCAAGGAAGTCGAGAGCCGTAACAGACTGTACGCACAACTGCACCGTACCGCCTGAATCATATGCCGTATACCCCGAACCGTCTATATCCGCACCGTCGTATGTGAGTTCAAATGTGGTAGCGTCACTGTCGTCCACGACAAACTTCCGCATATTGATCTCGGTCATACCCACAACATCTTTGATATACACGATGTCCCCATCGGACAGGCCGTGAGAGGTCGATGTCGTGATCACCACAGGATCGGCTGCTGTTGCCCCTGTAATGACTATTTCCGTCGCATAGGAGGTTATGCCTCCATCTTGATGAATAATGGCTTCACGGGCCATAGAATCGTCGTAGAAGGGTGTCGTGTACTCTAAGTATGTCCGGGAAGGTGTAGCTGTTTTTCCAGAGATAGTGCGCTCTACTGCAAGCCACAGTTCGTCTGTCGTACCGGCTGGAGCGGGGATAACGGCGGCTGAGTGAACATCAACGTCCGTACCGCCTATTGTATGGCGATGCCAGCCAAGTACGTCTGAGTTTCGCTCGTAAGTAAATCCCAAAAGGTTACCATCAGAGAGGATGACCCATACGGTTTCAATGGGCTGTTGCTGATATACGATGTCAATTATCTTCTCCCGTGTCAGATGCTCAGCCAATTCCGTCATGTCAGGGGAAATTAGGTTGTCATCGGCAAGGCTGTAGGTGAGTTCGTGTAGTCTGCGTTTGGCTTTCTGTACGAATAACAGTCTATGCCCTATTTTTAGAGCTTGTATGGATGCGCTACCAACGGTTGTAGCTTGCCTGTACGTGGCATTGAGCGGGGATAGCCCCTCGTTGTTGCTCGAAGACCGTATAATACCCTCGTCCCTTGTGGAGCCGATAGCAAGACCTTCCTGTATAGACGATATCCACTGTACAGGGGATTGGTTATTCCCGCCTACCGTTAGGCTCATACCATCATCGGGCCGTACACTTAGCCTTTTATCGCTTGGAGTGAAGTCCACATCTGTAGGGTTGAATCCGCCAGCAGAGGAAAAGTCTATGCGCCTCGGCTCACTGGACGTAACACCAAAAACAATACGTCCCTCATGAAGTTCCACGACAGAAGGAAAGCCTGTTGCGGTGCTGTACGCGCCCAACTGCCATTCATCAGGATTTGTGCGAGGAACATTAAAAAAGTTCTTCTGATCGTCATCTACCGTCACTTGCACCACTGTAGGGCTTGTATAGCTGGTTATTCTGCCCCAATGCCACTGGCGACTGCGAGGAGCCTCGTCAACGGTATGGGTATCCGTATTTCTATCTCCAAAATTGAATCGTATAAGCCTGTCCATATCGCCCGTACCGGAACCGCCCGTGGAATCGTTTGCGTCAAAGGTAGCACTGGATGCAGTCACATCCCATACTCGCCCAGCATTGAGGACAACAGCCATTGTCACATCAGTATCATTCATAGGCAAATATGGGCCGTTATTGAAAACCAAGTCACTTATTGTCCACGCATCATGATCGGTTCGGGTCAACACTTGTGGTACGTAGTCCCCTTGAGCAACATACATGACATCGTTGGACTGGATAATATCAGGTATGAACTGACCATCACTGTCAAACATATCGTCTTCGTCGTAAGGGAGGGCCAAGAAGTATGAGTTGTCCACCTGTCCGGTTGAGGACGTTTCGGCTACACCCCCGCTTACAACGGTATTATCTATGGTTGTCGTAAAGTCTGTGTCGTAGAGTTCAAAGGTCGTTGCCGTGACGTTCTTGATACGGAACACCACATCGTTCAGGTGAGTCGCCTCGGACAAACCGGTCAACACCACCCAGTTCCCGCCTGAATATCCTGTCGTATCAGCTACCGTAACCTCGGCTGGATCGGTTGCAGATATACCGGTGATGGTTTCGGTGTCAGCATCTATCAGCACCACACCATTGTCTTTGTACACCCGCATGTAGGAGTTGCCCCACTCCAAGATATACGTCTGTTCGTCATTGAAGTAGAAGGGAATGAGTTTCGTGCGTCCACCCGTCTGCATACGGATAGCTTCAAATACATGCTGTGTCCCGCCCCGGCGCACCAGTGGCCCCTGCTTTAAGGGAATAAGGTTATTGCTGTCCTGGTAAGCGGTATCCCTGCGAGGGCCATCAATATGACCATCAAGCAGAGGGCTGAATATGCCCCCGTTGAACGAGGTCTGTATTGGAGATGCTTTAGCCATCTACCACCTCGCATCTTCCCACCCGTAGGTATGCGGTTCTCTCGGGTCGGACTCTTTACCATCCTCGGCTTTGGCCTCTGTCTCAAGCTCTGTTACCTGTGCGCGTAACACCCGTTGCAGACTCAAATCAGAAGTCAACCGCAAGGAAGCCTCATATGCAAGCCGTGTTTGCAGGGCATTGGAGAACATAGGGTCGAACAGCGTTTCATCTGTTATCCGAGCGATATACGTTATCTTTAAGGGAGTAGTAGCGTCTGAGAGTATCAAACGTCCCTGTATCTCGTAAGGCCATTGGTTCTCTGTCTCAAGGAGCTTAACCATGTCGGCGGGGATAGGGTATTCATACAGCCATCTATAGGTAGGTGTATTGCCGTTAGAGGCTAGTGATGCCTGTTTCTTTGCGAAGTTCCAAGGGCTACGGCGAAGCAGATCGTCCCGTATATTGTCATACAGGGTGTTTAAAGTCTTTGCCCTGGGCGTGTTCTCGGTAGGTGAGGCAATGGTAGCGTCACCAATCTTTATCAGGGCGTAATTAAATATCTGTAGTTTGGTGAGCGTACTTGGCATAAAACCCCGTTACTGACGAGGGAGGCTGTACACCTCCCCCGCCAGGGTTGGTTAAACGTGGTAATTAATCAACCAAGCGATGTCGCCAACTAGCGGGGTAGTCCCAGTAGTGGCTACAAAGCCAATGTCGATGTCATAGTCCGGTCGTGCTGATAGACCAGCCAGTTCCCACACTTCTTGTCCGGTAGTCTCAATAGCGAGAACTTCATACCGGAGATCGGTCTTGGCTACAGCAGATGCACAGTCAACGAGTGTAGCAAGACCGTTGGGGTCTATCGCAGCACCAATCGCTGTGCCTTGACCTGCTCTCCAGAATCCGAAGTCAAGGGCAACAGTGCCACCCAAGTCATCGCACATCCAGAAAAACTCGTCCAGTACAGCGTGTGGTGGAACTCGAATCAAGGCAACCGTATCATCTTCAACATACGTTAATGCCTTCGTTCCCGAATCCCGTACAGTGCGTGTCCGACCAAGACTGGTTTCTGCAATCCCCGGAGGATTAGCAGCTATCAGGGTCATATTAGGACTTAATTGATGAGCCATTTTACCTCTCCTTTAGGTTTCTTTGCAGATGATTTTGATTACTTTTTTCTGCTCAATACGGGTAAACCCGAACGTAGCATAAGTACTCATTTCCATCGGTTCGCCTTTGAGATCGTTTCGGGGGACAATCGTGCCGCGCAAGTCGTCCCACAATCCAAGATGCACTCCGCTTTTAGCGAAGAACGGTATTTCACGGTCAGCAGATGCACCAGCAGCGTCAGCCGCAAAGTCAGCACCGGTCAGCCGGTTCGTGATGAAGAACGTGATACCAAACCATGTTCTACCATGGAGGCCGCGAGCTTTATCAAATACCGTGTTGCCGTAATCGGCGTTGTTCAGTTCGTCAGAATTGATAAGCGTATTCTCCTGGTGAGGAGTAATACCGCAACCTATCATTTCTTCGGGGTCATCCAGGTCAATATCGCCTTCCAGGAGCAGTTGACGAGCCGCAAGCAGCTTCGTAACCGTCAAGTCAGTAGTGCCGACAGCGATATTGTAGCCCGTGTCCCATGACTCCGTAGTCGTGCCTGATTTGCCGGTCTGGTTATCACCGAAGATCCCCAGGATAGCCGAATCATCCATTTTACGGTTCATGGCTTGCATCTGCGCTTTCAGGTATCCGCTTCCGAGTTGTACGTTTTTGCGTAGCTTGTCGAAATCGTCTTCTGGAAGGTGAGATGAATAGCTGGTAGGTAGTACCCAACGACGCGAATGAGGTATATCGTTCGTGCCTTTAGGTTCGTAACGTGCGTTACGT